GCCCAGAGCCATGCGGAATAGCCGCGCCCGCAAATCCCCGCTCTGCATCGACTGAGCGTTGATGCTCTGGATCTCGGTCGCCGTCCTGCGATCACCACCACTGCTCATCGCGCTGCTCATCGCGTAATCCGGGCTACCGATCCGGTTCTCCGCAATGGCCCGCGTCTGATTCAGCTCCTGATCAAAACTCACCGGAGGCTGCGGCATCTGCACCGGAGCCACGCCATACGGCAAAATCTGCCCCGGCTGGAACCGCAGATTGATACTATTCGGCAACTCCCGCTCCGCACGGAACAGCGGTCGGTTGTACAGCGTCATCGCGTCATGCTTATGATTCCACATCGCGGTCATGCTCAGTTCGAACGCCGCCAGAATCTCGCACACGCCTCTTGGACTGAACCAGCCCTTGTCCTTGATCTCATACGGGAAGTCCACGAACGGCAACTGGTTATGCTCATACGGCAACTCCATCGGGTCCCGCAGATCAAGATCCACCGCCGCAGGGCTGTAAGTATAAACCTCCCACACCCCGTCATCCCGCTTCCTATAAACCTCCCAAACAATCACGCCATCCGTGTTCGTGGTGTAAGTAATACCCTCGCGCAACTGCTTCGCATCATCCTCGGTCGCCGCCCCCGGAATGTTATCATCCTGCTGCGGGTTCCCACGGATCTTCTCAATCGTCTTCGCATCACTCTTCCATCCAAGCTGAGCCGCCACCCGCTTGTAAGCCGGAACACTCATCGGCATCACATGCACCGCCCAGTCCGCATCCTGCAAATCCACCGTGTACGCCGGGACCACGAAATACATCGGATCAATCGCCTCGAATCCCACCCGCTTATCACCCGGATTCCAGAAGCACTTCATCACCCCACGCCCGCTCATCAGCGTGTAATCCACCCAACTCAATACCTCATCCACGAAGTTGGTCTTCTCCCGGATCTTATAATTGAACCAGTCCTCGGCCACCTTCGTATACGCATTCAACTGCTGGCGCATCGGCACAAAGCTGGCCACAACATCCATACCCAGAGCTTGCTGGAGGAACAATGGCTTGAGCTTCTCAATCGCCGTATCAATGAGCGGCCAATGCAGATCCGCCGCCTTCGGCCAGGGCTTATTCACACGGCGCAACCCATTGTGGCGTAACTCATACCACCTCGTCTGCCTCAGCTCCCACGGACTGCGTTGGCTCACAGCCTCAACAATCTGGCCCTGCAACGCGTTCCGCTGTTTGTCGTTCATCATAAAATGCTGCCCCTTTGTTATCCCCCAACATCACATCCAGCAAGCGCAACCCCTTTTTCGCTATGCTCTAGTGGGCCAATCTCATCCTCCAACCTCTCCATCAAACTCCGCCCATCCTCTCCCACCGCCCTCAAATACTCATCCATCCGCTTCCCACCACCACCACAGAAAGCCAGTACCACCGCATCCGCCCGATCAGGACTATTTACCCCACGCGCCCGCAGCTCATCCTTCCCCTCCAGCGTCAGCTTCCCCTTCCCATTAGTCCGCACCTTCCGGCTCACGAACTGCTGCAACAGCACCTCATCCGTCCCCACCGGTCCCAGATTCACCTTACCCTCCTCCACCATCCGCCCGAACTCAATCCACATCTCCGCCGCCCGATTCACGAACTGATCATCCCGGATGGCCCGCTCACCAAAGTTCACCCGCCGCACATCCCAACCCTCAGCCCTCAGCGCATCACACATCACCACACCCATTCCACCCACATCCGCATAAATATCCTCAGCCTTCAGCTTCCACTTCCTGAACTCCGATATGAACCTGCCCACGCTGGCCATCGTGTCCTTATCCCTCCATCGGACCAGCCCCTTCACCGTGTTACCCTGACGCACCACCATCACGCTCTCATCCCCGCCCGCGCTGAAATCACAACCCGCCGTCAGCCGGTGCCCTTCCAGCTCCTCCTTGGGTGGGCCAGAAACAACCTTCTGCCAATCAGAGGTTTTGACCGCCGTGAGGCTCCCGTCATCCTCCATGAACTCCGCATAAATCATCGACCGAACCAGCGGATGCCCCTCACCCCACCTCGCGAACTGATCATCGATCCACTCCTTCCGAATATGCGGGCAATCAAACGCGGTAACGGTAAAGGTCTGCCACTTACCATCATTCCGCCTGAATACATCGTAGAAATACCCGGAGCTACCCCCAGGACTGCTCATTAGCAACGTCCGCGTAGGCTGGCACCGCTCCATCGACTGGAAGATCCCGTCCGGCACCGCCTTCGCCTCGTCCACAATATACATCAAATCCCCACTCGGACCCTGTACATGCCATCCCTCCGCCTTCTCAGGATTGCTCGCCGAGAACCCGATACACCGGCTCACCAACTCCTGACCATCCACCCCCCTCTTCGGATATACATAGCGGATCTCGCCATCCTTGATCGAGAAACCATTCTCCTCTCCCCCCAACCCATTGATCATCTTTCGCAGATGGGGCCACAGAGCATCAGCCACCTGTCGATACACACCAGCGGTACATACCACCAAACTCCCCGGCCAGCGGAGCATGTGCCATATCACCGCACTCGCGGCTACCATACTCGTCTTGCCAGAACCATTCGCCGCTTTCAAAGCCACCTTCGAGTGCTTCTCATTCAAAGCTCCCAACACCTTCTCCTGCCACGCATAGGTATCACGCAGGCCAAGCATCATCTTAGGGAAGTTCTGCAACTGCTGAGCCTCCTCCAATAGCTTACGCTGCTTCCAAGCAGGGATATGCGAACCCATGCCGAGTGAAGAGGATTTCTTTTTCTTAATTTGCTTGACTGCCATAAAATTGGTTGTGGGAGGGAGAGGGGGTATAAGGTAACACCCACCCCCCACCTGGGTGGTCCCCCTCCCCCGTGGTGTATTGCTATAGCCGCTTATTCGTATACGCTATCCTATTTAGACTGCCCTCCGAATGCACCAAGCAGATTACCGCTAATTGATAATTCCTTGCCACCTTTCCCAGTATGTTCTAGCGATGCGCGAGCAACGTAACCACGGGTTCTTTCTAGTAACCAAGCGGAGCCTTGCCAGCCGTTGCTTGCGGAGCGCACTACGCTTGCAAGTTCAAGCTCCCCTTGAAATTGCGCTTCCCGTATCTGGTCAGCAAAGGAAGGGTTCCTGATCAGGTACTGAGCCCAAGTGTTCCCACCATCATGGAACCCGCAACCGATTGCGATGCGCTCCGCAGGGATTCCCAAGCGTGCGGCCTCGATTGCTCTTTTTACCTGATCCGTCGAAAGGGTTTTCTGCGGTCTCCCAATCTTCCCTCCCTTGCTTCCTTTTCTCGTTTTTCCTTCCTTCACCTGGACGATTTCCATGGGTTCACTTTGCGCCACAAAGTATGCCTGAGAATTCATTTTCCCCTTTCTGTCGTTTTCCGTTGCAAAGCATCGCATCCCGTTGCAATCTACTCCCGTGAGCCGATGATCGGCTCCGTCAAACACCATGAAAAAATCCCATAAACTCCGTGCGTTCCTAGCGTTTCTCGCGTTGAACGCTCTCCTCCTCCCGATCCTTTGGCTTCTGGCCGATGCTTTGATCGGAGGTGCAAATTGAACGGCTTTGTAATCCACGAGGATGAGTCCCGTGTCGTGATCGCGACTGGCTTCTCAACCCGTTCGGACAATCGGAAAACCGGCGACATGATCCAAGTGTGGATCCTTGTGAAGCTTGTGGACCCCGTCCAAGCGATCAAGGAAGGGTTGGACCGTTTGATTTGTGGTTCATGCGTCCACCGAGGCGACGGGACCGGCGGCGGGCGTTCGTGCTACGTCAACGTAGGCCAAGCTCCTCAAGGGATTTGGCGGGCATGGAAAGCGGGCAATTATCCCTTGCTGCGCAGTCTCGAGGTGTTCACTGGCCGCAAAGTCCGATTCGGCGCATATGGTGACCCCACGCATATTCCTTTGAGCCTTGCGCTCGCGATCGCGGGTGTCGCTTCTGGTCACACGGGCTATACGCACCAGTGGAGAAAACCTTCCTTGCAAGCTTGGCGTTCCATCCTAATGGCCAGTGTAGACACCACGGCCGAGTTGCTTATCGCCCGTTCCATGGGCTGGTCAACTTTCCGTGTGACCCCGGATCTAGACCACCATAGTTTCGAGACCCTTTGCGCTTCGGAACGCTCCGGGACCGCATGCACCGATTGTCTATTCTGCGACGGGTCCCGAAGCGGTATCCTTTCAATCCATATCCCGGCCCACGGGACCGGAAAACGACACTTCGTTGATATGGCCAAATTGATCGCTTGAATTCCCCGGCGAGTCCATCGGCAACGGTGGATTCTGCGGGCAATTGATGCCCTCTCAAACTATGCAATCCATCCAAACCAAATACCTACCCCCCACGGACACCAAGGGGGCACGCATTAAAGCAACCTGCGAAAGGGGAACCCGTACAATCCCCTACCCTTACGAATTGTCGGGTGATTCCGTGCATCGGGAAGCCGCCCTTCAATTGATTGAGCGATTCGTTGCCGAAGATTGGAAGGAGCGGTCCACCCCCCCATCGCAGAACCCGTGGAAGCGGGCTTTTGTCACAGGTTCCCTTCCCGATGGAACAATGGCCCATGTCTTCCTTTGAACCTATGAAAACCGCTTTCGATCTCATTCAGCGGGACGCCTTCAAGTTTTCCGTGGGCCGAGCGATCTTCTGTTGTCATCCCGACTGCGGGGTAATTCTGGACTATCGGCGGGCTGTGGAACTATCCGCTTGCAAGGGTGAAAAGTACGTTTCGGTGAAGGTGTTTTGCGCCGATTGCGCCGACCGAGTCCGCCCGATAATCGAGGAGAAGCTTGTTCCCCTTGGCATGCGTCTCGAGGTCATCGATGGAAGGAAGTTCCGATGAAACCCCTACTCCGCGTACTAGGTTACCTCGCCTTGTGTCTACTTTTCACCCTCCTTCTCATTCTATCGGCTCTCGCCGGTAACTAATCCAAGCCAATCGCCACGCCCCGTAGGTTCACCCCTGCGGGGTTTTTCTTTGCCCCGATAGTGTCCATCGCCCGACCGCTTTTCCCTTCCTTAGTAGGCCATTCCTTCCTTCGATGGTCCCCTCATTCGCCAGGTTATTTGCATAGCACTCCAAGGTAAGACATCCCATGTCCCACCCCGTTACATCCCCTGCGACCCCTCCGGTATCATCCCGAAATCTGTTTCGGGATCATGCGGTCTCATGGTGCGGTATTCCAGATTCTCCATACGCCATACGGAATTCGGAATTCGGAAATCCAGAATCGGAAATCGGGAAATCCGGAATCATGGTGCGGTCGAGTAGGCCAATCCAAGCAGTCCTGTTCTAAGCGACGATACCCCCATTCCGCTCCCCACACACCATCCAGCAATCAAACGCGATCCTAGGGCCCTTCCCGCTCCAGCAATCCACATCCTCCATCCTCCATCCAACCCAATACTTCGCAATCAGTGGGAGGGTTTCGAAAAACCGCAGCCGCAGCGGGGGCGTCAGTCCCCCAGAGCGTCGCGGCGTTTGCGGTTTTTAACTCCCTTATTAGAGGGAGTGTAAGTCTCCCTCTAAGGGAGAGTAGCAGGGGGGATGCTAACTTTGTGGGGTGGGATGCAAAATCAACATTCCTTTACATTGACGCGGAAGCCTACACGATGCATTCTGTTCTTGCTATGAGTTATCTCGACAATGGTTCCACGCTTCGGTCGATGTTCCGACTGATGCCCCCGCAACGCCACGATGCCGACCCGGACAAGTCCGAGGTACTGGCCTACATCCGAAAGAATCTTGCCTGTGAGTTGGGTCGGGCGATCCGGGCTTTCAATTCCATGAGGAACAAGAAGTCCCAGGTCATAGTTTATGACATGGTTCATAGGCAGTGGCGTGGTTGTGACTGGGTTCCGCCGGAGGATGAGGATCGGGTGTCGTTGCTCTTGAGGATGGTCAATGACCTGAAGCGTGATGTTGCGTATCTGAAGACCTCGGTGAAGAAGCATGAACGACTCATTGGCCAACTCGAAAGGAAGCGTTCGAGCAAGCGCGGTGGGGATGAGGAGCCTGAGCCAGAGCCTGAACCCGCCATTGATCCCGAGGTCATGGAGGCAGAGAAAAGGGCCTCCGAATGCCGCAAGGCTATGCAGAAGGCCCGTGAAACGATTGAGGATGATGAATGGTTTAAGGCTATGCGCGACGCCTTGGCTGAGGGCGATAAGGCTTCTCCTTCTTCAGCTCCGCTCCCGTGAACGCTAGGGGGTTGGACTCTTCCCACTGGATGCCGGTGGCTGAGTGTTGAAGATT